AGCCGTTCCCGCGCACTGTCTTGTGCAGCAGCCCGAGCGCCTTGGTGCGCTGCATGGCCGTCACCGGATCTTTCCAGATGCAGACCTCAGATGCATAAATGAAGCCTGAATCTGACGGGTATCTGGCAAGCTCATCCTGCAATTCAACGCATACGCTTTCCAGCTTTGCAAATCGAGCAGCGTTACCGTCTGCGTTTGCGTCTGCCATGCGTTTTTGCAGTTTGCGAATAACAGCATGGAAGTCAGCGGCATCATTACCCTGAAACGCCCGGATCAGATCGCCGCGAAAGTCCTTTAGCCCGATATACCCGTCGCGCTCCTTGCTTGTCGGCAAAAGCATGCAGTGGAATGAAACATTCCGGCCAGGCTTCATTACTCGGCGCAACTCTTTGATCAAGTGCGCGAAGTGTTCAAAGAACTCGGCATCGCTGCGGCTGTTGCCCATGTCGCGGGGGCTGTTGCTGTAGGTGTATAGGCTGGAAAATGGCGGGCTGAAGATCGAGTAATCAACGCTGCGATCCGGCAGTCCGGCGATTACTTCAACGCAATCACCATTGAAGAGAGTGAAGTCAGTACGGTCAACTTGTTGTATGCAGTTCATGCACATTCGCTCCTGAGCCATGACGGTGCTTGCACCATGCGGCTTGCGTTGTAGTCGTTTGTTTGTTTGGCCGTTCCGCAGATTGCGGCTTTGACGGCGGCTGATGTTTCGGCTGCGAGTGATTCGCCCATTGACTGCGCGTCTTGCTCTTTCCTGCGCAGGTTCGCCAAGACAGCGCCTTCTAGCTGGCTGCTGAAAAGATGCACATGCACTTCGCGCTTTTGCCCGAATCGGTAGCAGCGCCGGACGGCTTGGTAATACGACTCGAAAGAGTCAGACACTCCGACGAAAGCCATCCGTGCGCAGTGCTGCCAGTTCAAGCCCCATCCAGCGATAGATGGCTTTGTGATCAACACGCGAATGCGACCGGACGCGAAGTCAGCGAGGCATTTCTCTTTATGCTCGGCAGTGTCGGGGCCGGCGATCTCAACAGCGCCAGGTATCAGGCTGCGCAGTGCTTCGGTTTCGGCGTTGTACTCGCCCCAGATAATCCAAGGCTCGCTGTCGGCGTTTACCATGTCGGCGCAAGCCTTGACCCTTGCCTCCATGCTTTCCTTTCTGGCTGCGCGGCGCTCTGTCAGGCTGCGGGCTTCAAAGGCGAACAGCATGCCTTCGCCAACCAGTGCAGATTCGTCAACATCAACCAGATGCTCGGTTTCATTCAGCGGAGGCAGGCGATAGGCGCTATCGTCATAGCCAAGGTCGGAAGGCTTGCGGATGCACGCGCCCCACTTGCTGACCCACTTCCAGAACATATGCCGAGCGTGGCCTTTGAGTCGCCATGTCTGCGTTTCGCCGCCGTCATGGACGAAGAACTCGGCCAGCATTTCAGACCGTGAACAGACGCCCAAGAACTCGGCATGCGTGCCTAGCTCCGTCCAGTCATTCGGCGCTGGCGTTGCCGTTGCGCAGAGTCGATAAGGCGTGGCCGCGAAAGCCTCAACCATGATATCGAACGTCTTTGCTGTGTGATGCTTGATGCAGCTCGACTCGTCCAGCACGACGCCAACAAAGCGCGAAGAGTCGAACTTGTGCAGCCGGTCATAGTTGGTGATGTTGATGCCTGGTTGCACATCATCCAATTCGCGGCAGTGCGTGATATTTACGCCAATCTCAGCGCCTTCCATAACCGTCTGCGCGGCTACTGCCAGCGGCGCAAGAATCAGCACATCGCCACCCGTGCGGCGGTGTACTTCGTCAGCCCATGCAACCTGCATGCGTGTTTTGCCAAGTCCGGTATCTGCAAAGATTGCAGACCGACCGCGCTTCAGCGCCCATGCAACCAAGTCCCGCTGCATTGGGAAAAGCGACTCAGGGATAGTGAACGGTTCGGCCAGCCCTGATGCCGCGATTGTTTCCAGCTTGCGATTCACAAAGCTCTGATAGCTCATGCGTCACCCCATTAAAAAAGCCCGCGATTTGCGGGCTTGGTTTCATTTAGAACGGCACGTCATCGAAGTCATCCGGCGGCGTGGCCTGCTGGCTCTGCTGCTTTGGCGCTTGCCGTGGCGCGTCGTCATCAAGCCGCGCAATGATCTTGCCGTTGCCGAGAATCGCTCCGCGCTCGCCGGCGGCCTTTTCCTCTTTGCTGACCGACTGAGTGATCATCCCGTGGTTGCCGTACTGATCAGGCTCGCCAAGATCAACAACAGCAATCGCATCCAGGTAGGTGCCTTTCTGCCCTTTGAACAGGCGGGCCTTGTCGATCTTCGTTACGTCGATCTTCAGTGCTATTACGACTTTTGCCATTACGGTGCTACTCCCAAAACGCGGTTAATCCGCTCGTCCAAAATCTCGTAGAAGGCTTTAACTCGCGCTTCTATGTGGCTGATCAGCGCTTCGTCGCGGTATGCCCGCTTGACGAACATCGGCATTCCAGGCCAGTAGCTGATGAAGTCGATCCACTCGCGCTCGGCCAGCCATAGGCCGCCCTGACACTGCGCGACGTGTTCCTTCGGTATTTCACCGGACAAGATCACGCCGACTTGGAACTTAGGCAGCTTGGTCTTTATCTCGATCAGCCCTGAGCCGCCTATAAGGCCGTCAGGCGAATAGCCAGCGCCGTGGTTCAGGATGATGCCGGCATGTTCTATCTGGGCGTCATGGCGGGCCTCGTAAAGCCCTTTCGCAACGCCCTCAAGCTCATGCCCGCGCTCTGTTGCTCGCGTCTGGAATGGCAGCTCTGCGGCCTCTCCGGTGATCCGCTCGCCGATGAGCTGATCCATGTAGGAGAACGCAGCAGCGCCAAAACCGCCTTCGCCCTTGCCGTTGACCAGCAGGCAGTCGAACTCTGAAGCCGTTGCGATTCCCAAACGCAGGGCCAGCCAGTCTGCCGACCCCTGCTCGACGTGCTTAATGATCTGCATCTGTTGCCACCCTGCTATCTCTGGCCGCCGCCTTGGTGAGCTGGATCAGCACGCTGTCAAACTCGGAGTGCGTGATGCCGGCAATCGGGCCTTTCAGGTCGATGAATTTCCCCTGCGTTTCTTCGCTGCACTTTGCAAGCAGCGCTTCTAGCTGGGCGGCCTGAACAGGCGTTACCGTTCGCGCCTTGGGGCTGGCTGATACGCCATCATCATCCTCGCCGCGTGTGACGATGTTCAGCAGGGCGCATAGCGCATAGCGCTTGCCGTAGCTGATGGTTGAGCCGACAGCCTGGACGCCGTTCTTATTGCCGCTGGTGTCGCTCGGCAGCAGGATTGTCGTTTCCTCGCGGTGGCCGTCGCGGTGCATAAGCACGCCGGTCACGTTGACGCCACCCTGGTGATGCTCAACCTTGAACGACACTGCAAAGCCGTGCTGTTTCAGGACTGGCCGAGTCACGTCCACAATGTCCTCAAGTGTGGCGTAGGTCATCTTGTTGTGGCCTGTGCCGCGCTCGGCAATGCTCGGAATGTCGCACTGCATTTCAGCCATTGCCGCGTTGAATGCAGACCGCGCATTGGTGGCTTGCATCCGTTCGTGCATGGCCATCAGTCGCTCCATTTTCTCAATGTCGCACTGCGGGTCAGATGCTGCCCGGCTGATAACGGCCATGATTGCCGATGAGTCGCTTACGACCTGCGGCAGAGTTTCTTTAGCGTCTAGGCGCTGTACTTGGTTGCTCATATCAAACCCCTTCCAGCCATGCGGCCAGCAGATAACAGATGAAAAACGTGAATGGGATCATTGCGCCGTGCAGCTTCATGGCGTCACCGTGAGCAGCCACCAGCCGCGCACGCGCTCAAAGCGGTGGGCAGTGGTGCGTCCATCGTTGATTGCCTGCTGGATTGCTTCGCCCGGCTTGCGGCTCATGTAAACGATCATTGGTTGTCTCTCCATATCTGCTGGGCAGCTTCTTCTGCGATTGGCTTCAGTAGGCTTTCGGCAACGTCATAGCCGAAGTCGTTGGGCTTCATGCCCATGTCAAAGATCAGCTCGTGCAGCGCTTCGCGGGCCATGGATTTGTCCTCTGCGATTACCGCCGCAATCAGCCAGCCGAGTGCGTCGTAATCGAGCGCGATGGTTTTCATCCGCTCGCCGATGGTTTCGGTGTACTTGTCGAAGTCAACGCCGCAGTGGCTGTTTGCCCGGTAGTCGCGGCCTTGAACCAGCTGAGTCGCTGCGCCGTCCAGCCAGTTCGCGCCCATGTCCGTTTCAAGGAAGGCCGACTGATCGTCGGGTATTTGCATGTCGTACATGCGTTGTGCTGCTGCTAGGTTGTTCATGCTGTGTTCCTCCGTTTTTTCCCGATGCCGACTCTTGCGAATCGGCAGCAGTGAAAATTTCAGTTGTTCCAATCAGGCGATTTCCCTATCACCTATTGCCGGTCGATCCCGATAAAGGGGCCGGGAAGTCACTTCGCTGACCTCGTGCTATCGGGCGTGTCCCGAGATGTGGGCCGATGTGCTGGCCTGTGTGATGAACTATGAACCATAAGTTCAAAGGCCGTCAAGAACCGAAAGTACATATTTTTCAGAAAGACGAAAAAAAGCCCCAATCAAGGGGCTTGGTGTACTGGCTTGCGGGTTACTTCGTGGCGTAGAAGCCGGCCCTGCATAGCATTTCAGCAGCAATAGATGCCGCAGTTCCGCTGCCAAAGATGAATGGAAGCGATCCACCTTGAGAACTGCCAACCTCCGTTGTGCGCATAGATCCCTTCTCTTTTGCGCAGTCATCAACTGTCACAGACAGCTGCATTAGGACAATCGAGTCGCCATTTATGTGCTTCGCGTCAACAGAGAAAACAGAGATGTTATTCGCGTCAATTTCAACTCGGCCAGATCCTGGCTTGACGTAAAGGGCCGCCCCGTCATCTGTGCTTACAAGTTTTGGCCACTCCTCTGCCGCAGCATTACAGGCAATGACAGATAAAAGCAGGGCCGCAGAATAGAATCTAAATTTCATCACTCGCTACATCCCGCCGCCGCGCCAGACTGAGCGCCCTATGATTTCAATGTTATCCAGCATTTCTCGGCTGATGGTTTCATCAGGGTATCTGGTCTTGTCCTGGTTATCGCTGCGGATAATCCAGTCGCCTGCAATCTGCTGTACCAGCCGCTTGATGCTAACCGAGCCGTCTGGCCGCAGGATAGCGTAAACCTTGCCGTTACGCGGCGTGGTTTCTGACTGGTCAATCAGCAGCACCTCGCCATCCGAGATTGTCGGCTCCATGCTCGATCCTTCGGCATAGATAGCGCACAGCCGGTCAGTGTTCAGCTTCAGGCGCGCAAGCCATGATCGTTTGAAAACCAAACCTTCGCCGACATCAACGTGATCATTGTGGTAACCGTTGCCAGCCGATGCCCTCGCCAGGTACTGCGGAATCAGTGCGTAATCATCAACGCTTGGCGAACCGTCATCGCTGACTGAGTAGCGGGCAGGTGTTTCGGAAACGCCCAAAGCCTGTTCGCCGTTTCCATACTCAAGCCACTCAACACGCACGCGCAGATAGTCCGCGATGGTCTGCATGTTCGATCTGCCCGGCATGGTTTCGCCGTTTAGCCACTTGCTGGCGGCCTTCGGTGTTGTCTTCGTGATTTTCGCAAGGCGTACGCCTGCCCCCCATTCGGCGATGTTGGCGTCTGCCATCGCTTTCTTGAGCCTGCCTGCAAACCCTGCGCGCAATTCTTCTGAATGAACCATGAATTCACTCTCGCACGTGCTTGCATGTACTTTCAGTTCCGTCATATTATGTACCCGAAGTTCATAAAACCGATTCGGAGTCACGCAATGAGCGCAATCAAGGAATCAATCGCCGCAGCCGGGGGCGTCACTAAAGCTTCTCGCGTGTGCGGTGTCAGCCCTCGCGCCATTTACAAATGGATCACGGCTGATTCGTTGCCGCGGACTGAATACACAGGCGAAACAAAGTACGCGGAAAGGTTGGCTGAAGCATCTGGCGGCGTGTTCACGGCAGCTTGGCTGCTCACTGAAGCCGCGCCAAACAGATCAGCGGCCTAAGCATCTTTTGGATGCTGGATTTATGACGCTAGCTCACCCAGAGCTGGATGGAAGGAAAAGCGACAGGCGGTAAATCGAAGGCAAAGAAAAGGCCACCGGATCAGGGTGGCCTCAAGTACAACAGAACGAGGTAATTCTAACATGGTTCAACGCAGAATTTACAACCCAATCGAGCTTCATCCGGTCGCTGATTCGGCGATCGTCATCCGGCAGAACGGCCAGTCCATCACCATCACTCTCGACCAGCTCCATCAGATCACTTGCGATCTGTGCGTGATGGCTGCGGATATGCGTGAAGAATTTCAGCCTCCTTTCGGGGGCGACGAGTAATGAACTATTACCAGCATCACATCGGCGATTTTATCCGAGACACGGCAAGGCTATCTGACAGTCAGTGCATGGCCTACATGCGCATGCTTTGGGTTTATTACGAAACTGAGCAGCCGCTGGAAAATGATGCCGATGCGCTCGCATTCAAAATAGGTGCTAACGCATCTGACGTGCATCAAATCCTGAAGCACTTTTTCTTTCTGCATGATGACAATTTGTGGCACCAAGCAAGGTGCGATAAGGAGATTTTGGGCTTTCGTGGAAAGTCTGAAAAAGCTAAAAATTCTGCGAACGCACGCTGGAATAATGCGAACGCAATGCGAGCGCATAGCGAACGCAATGCGAACGAACCTGTTTTTGATGCTAACCAAGAACCAGTAACCAGTAACCAAGAACCATTAAAATCAAAAGCCTTACCCCCTAACCCCCTGCCGGGGGAAGAGCCGGCAAAGCCGTCTCGGAGGTTTGACCCGATTCAGGCTTGTCCGGCAAACGTCTCGCCTGGAGTTTGGCAAGACTGGGTTACCTGCCGGAAGGAAATGCGCAAGCCGCTCAGCGAGACAACCTGCAAGGCTCAGGCAAAGCAACTCGAAAACCATCCAAACCCTGACCAGGTGATTCTCGAATCAATCTCTGCCGGCTGGCAGGGGCTGTTCCCTGATCGCGTATCCAACGTCCTGCCAATGCGCTCCGGCAAAATCGGCCGCCCAGCGCTCAAGCCCGGCGAGTGGTATCACCCGGACTGGAACGACAAAGACCCCAGCACGCACACGATTTGCACCGATGAAACCCATCAGCGCGATACCGGATATGCGTGGAAGTGGCTCAAGCAGCAGTCGTGGTATCGGCCATGACGCCCTCAGAGATCGCCAGCAGGCTGGCAGACCGTGTTAGCGACGTGAGCCGCCATTTGCTCCCGTCCGGCAAGCGTGAGGGCGCTGAGTGGCGCGTGGGCAGTACTTGCGGCGATGCCGGGAAAAGCCTCGGGGTTTGCCTGAAGGGCGCAAAGGCTGGCGTCTGGTGCGACTTTTCGACCGGCGAATCTGGCGACCTGCTGGATCTGTGGTGCGCGGTGAAGTCTTGCGACATGCGCACAGCGCTGACCGAGGCGAAGTCATACCTGGGCATCAGCGACCCGAAGCTGACCGCTCCGTCCGTCAAGACCTTTGCCCGGCCAGATCGTCCGAAGTGCGTGACGCCCAAGCCAGACTCTCCGGTGATGGAATATCTCAAGGGCCGAGGGCTGAAGCCTGAAACCATCGCTGCGTTCAAGATTGGCGAGCAGGGCCGGCTGATGGTGTTCCCGTACATGCGGGACGGCGGGCTGGTTCACTGGAAAACCATCGGAATCGACCGCGATGCCAGCGGCAAGAAAACCGGCATACGCACATCCGCAGATACCGAGCCTTGCCTGTTTGGGTGGCACACGATACCGGATGACGCCCGCGAGGTGACGATCACCGAGGGCGAGATTGACGCCATGAGCGCATGGCAACTTGGCCGGCCGGCGTTGTCGGTTCCGTTCGGTGGCGGATCGGGTGCCAAGCAATCGTGGATCGAATACGAATACGCCAACCTGGAGCGTTTCGACACGATCTACCTCTGCCTCGATAACGACGAAGAGGGGCGCAAGGCAACCGAAGAGATCATCAAGCGGCTCGGGCGTGAGCGCTGCCGGCTGGTGTCGCTTGGGTGCAAGGACTTCAACGTCGCGCTCGACAGCATGATGTTCAGCCGTGACGACGTTGACGAGTGCTACGAAAACGCAAAGAGCCTAGACCCGGACAAGCTGGCCGGCGTGATGGACTTCGCAGACGAGGTTTATTCCGAGTTCTTCGACCGTGATCCAGCCGTCTGCGGTATGCCGGTGCCATGGGACAAGGCCGCGCATGTGATCCGCTTCCGGCCTTCAGAGCTGACCGTGTGGACTGGATGGTCTGGCCATGGCAAGTCCCAGCTCCTGAACTATCTGGCATTCCACGGTATGCGCGGCGGCGAGAAGTTCTGCATAGCCTCGATGGAAATGCCTGCTCGGCGCAACTTGCAGCGCATGGTTCGCCAGGCGGCCGGGCTGGCCTATCCGTCGCGGGGTTACATCGATGCAATCCTGAAGTCGCTGGCCGGAAAACTCTGGATTTACAACCAGGTCGGATCGGCAAAGACCGCTGAGATGCTTGAAACATTCCGCTATGCCGCCAAGCGGTACGGGGTGACGCACTTCATCGTGGACAGCCTCGCCAAGCTGGGCATGGCCGAAGATGACTACAACGGCCAGAAGCAAGCCATGGAGTCGCTGGTGGGCTTTGCGCACGAGATGGACGTTCACGTTCACCTGGTAGCGCATCCGCGCAAGGCAGACGACGAAGATCGAGCGCCGGGAAAGCTGGACGTTCGCGGCGGGGCAATCCTCACCGACTTGGCAGACAACGTGATCACCGTGTGGCGCAACAAGCCAAAGGAAAAAACCGTTGCCAAGGGCGAGACGGAGCGGGATCACGAATCGGACGTTCACATGCTCATCAGCAAGCAACGGCTTACCGGTGAAGAGGGAAAGATTCCGCTTTGGTTTGACCGCCCATCGTCGCAATACCTGCAACACGCAACCAGCAGGCCGCGACAGTGGGTGAACTATTCGGGGCAGA